ATCCGCGCTACAATCGCGGCGGCTCGCTCTATGCGCTCGACATCGTCGACGGGGCGACGATCAAGCCCTTGATCGGCGAGGACGGACGCGCGCCCGAGCCGCCCGACCCGGCCTACCAGCAGATCCTCAAGGGCATCCCCGCCGCCGACTTCTCCGTCGAGGAACTGCTCTATCTGCCACGCAACGTGCGCGCACCGGCTCTATGGCATGAGCCCGGTCGAGCAGATCGCGCTCACCGTCAATATCGCGCTAAGGCGCGACGCCGCGACCCTCGATTACTACCGCGCGGGCTCGACGCCGGACGCCTTCGCCACTCTGCCCAAGGAATGGACGGCCGACCAGATCCGCTCCTTCCAGGACTATTTCGACGCGCTGATGACCGGCAATCTGGCGCGAAGGTGGCGCTGAAAGACCAGTACGACGAGTGGCTGGCGTGCCGAACCTGTCGGGGGACGCTGCCACCCCCGCAATTCCGGGCGTCAGAACAAAAAGAGAACATTTCCTTGACCGCTTACGCCGGTGATGGCATAGTTAGCTACAGTGGGAGAAATGGCGGCGGCGATGAGGCCCCCGCCTTCCCGCCCTTTTCAAACAATTCTTTCTTTGCTCGTCCGGCCCGCCGGGCCCGTTCGCTTGCTTCATTCCGGAGCCTCAATGTCCGCTCTCGACTTGTTCCTGCCGCTCGCCAAGATCGACCTCGATCGGCGCCTCGTCACCGGGGTTGCGACTGCGGAGAGGCCCGATCGCTCGGGCGAGATTTTCGACTACGTCTCGAGCAAGCCCTATTTCGAGAAATGGTCGGCGGAAGCGGCGGCGGCGAGCGGCGGCAAATCGCTCGGCGCTGTCCGGGCCATGCACGGTTCTGTCGCCGCCGGCAAGTTGACCGACATCGCCTTCGACGATGACGCGAAGCGGGTCACGGTCTGCGCCAAAATCGTCGACGACGACGAATGGCGAAAGGTTCAGGAGGGAGTGTACACCGGCTTCAGCCAGGGCGGGCGCTATGTGAAGCGCTGGGCCGACCCTGAGAGCGGACTCACCCGCTACACCGCCGAACCGCATGAAATCTCGCTCGTCGATCTGCCCTGTGTTCCCGATGCGACTTTCGACGTGGTCAAGGGCGGCGTGGTCGAAAGGCGCGGCTTCGTCTCCCGCTCGGAGGCGATCGACCCGTCCGTCGAGGGGGATTCCGATACGAACGGCGATTACGACGCAGACAAGAGCGGGTTCTCGGCCGGAGAGCGTGAGAAGGACGCAGAACGGGGCGTCGCCATGCCCGACGGCTCCTATCCCATCCGGTCAGCCAAAGAGCTCGAGAACGCCGTGAGGGACTATTACCGAAGTGGCGAGAAACCGAACGTCAAAGCGCACATCATTGCGCGCGCCAAGGCGATCGGCGCTGAGAGCGCGCTTCCAGACGACTGGAGAGAACCGGCCGATAAGGCCGCCGGTCTCTCCGACGCGTTTGGAGGAGCGCATACGCCTGGCGCGCTGGCCAAGGCCGCCGCCGCGCTAACCCACGCCGCGGCGAAGCTCGACCGCGCGACGGCTGAAAACGCCCGACTGCGAAAGGCGCTCGACGAGCGCGCGCCCGCGCTCGCAGACCTGCAAAAGCGCATCGCGGCGCTTGAAGCCCAGCCGCTGCCGGCCAAAGCGGTGTTGCGGTCCATAGCGAAGGCGGCCGATGGCACCGACGAGGGCCTGGTTAGCGCCGACGACGCCGTCCGGCGCCTAGCCTCGCTGCCAGCTCATGAGCGCGCGCTCGCGCTCACCAAGCTCAGCCTCGCCAATCCGGCGCCACCGCACTTCTAGACGGCCGCGCTGGCTTAGCCAGCAGTCAATCGTCCATTTCGAGACCCCGCCGCGTCGCGACTTCGCTCCCGGTCGCGGCCGACGGAATCGCTGACGCCGCGGCGTCCAGCGAGGCGGCGGTCGAAGCTCAGCGCGCCATCGCCTTGCTTACGGCGGCGATCGGTCAGTCGCTCGATGCCTCGGCCGCCGCAGATTCTCCGCGGCCCTGCTCGCCGTTCGTACTTCACGCGACAGGAGCAGTCAGCAAACGAGCCGCTACCCCGCCAAGGGTTGGCAATTGTCGCGGAACCGACTTTTGGCGCTCTCAAGGAGACTCCGTTGACCCCTTTCAAGCCCGTCCTGACCCTCATTGCTACCTTTGGCTTGCTCGCTGGATGCACTTCGACCGGGCAACTTACGCCTGCCGCGTCAGCTGCCGTCAGCACTGCCTACAACAACGTCTGCAACGCGCTGCCTTCGCTTGGTCCGGTCTCCGCGACAATGAACGACGACGCCAAAAACGCCTACGCCCAGGCGCAGACGATCTGCGCGGCTGGCGCGCCGACGAACGCCATCGCTGCCGGAGTGGATATTCTCGCGGTGGAAAACGCGCTTCTGCCCTACTTCAAAAACAAGGCGTAGGCCCCACTCCGGCCAAGAGATTGCCCTGCTGAGGCTGTGCGCGAAGTCAGGCCCAGAGTGTCCGACAAGTATCGCAAGCTCGCTCCCGCGATACGCCGAAAGTTGCCTGTGCGGCGTCTCTGGCCCCCATCACTGCGGCGATTCCGCGGAAACAAGTTGCACTCGAAAACTGAAAATCGAGGATTCCCTGAACACCGTATCGGTGACGCTGCTATCGGGTCTCGCCGTCGCTCCAAACCCCTATTCCTAACCCCTATTCGCGCCAAAGGATTGATCTCATGAACATCGGGCTGACGACTCAGGAGACGCTGGGTCTGATGAAGGAATCGCTCGCCAAGAACGTCACGATCCAAACCGGCCTGACGGCTTACGATCTTCAAGCGCCGGCGAAGAATCTCTACCCGACGATTACGCCGTTGAGAAATTCAATTCCCCGTGTCGCGCGGTTGAATCCAGGCGATGCCGCTCATTGGCGTTCGATCTTCGCCACGACCGGCTCAGGTTTCGATGCGATGGGCTGGGTTCCGGAAGGCCAGCGCTCGGCGAGCATGTCTTATTCGGCCATCCCCATCACACTTCCTTACGTGACGCTTGGTGAAGAAGACACCGTGACCTTCGAAGCCGAAGCAGCCGCTCAGGGCTTCGAAGACGTCAACGCCACCGCCACTTTACGCATCTTGCAGAAGACGATGCGGAAGGAAGAAACCGCGTTGCTCGGGGGCAATACATCGCTTCCGCTCGGTAAGCCCGGCACGCCGACATTGAGCGCCTCAGGCGCAGGAGGGACGCTCGCCGCAGGGACCTATTCGGTCATCGTGGTCGGCTTGACTTTCGAAGGCTATCGCAACTCCACACTCGCCGGTGGCGTCGCAACGACGATGACCATTACCGGTAATGACGGCAACACCTATACGTTGAACGGCGGCTCCTCGCTGCGCAGCACTAACGCGACGCAGGCCGTTGCAGCGGGCCAGACACTGTTTGCAACCGCCCCGGTCGTCAACGGTGCGGTCGCCTATGCGTGGTATGTAGCCTCCGCCGTCGGCTCGGAGACGCTGCAGGCGATCACCACGATCAATAGCGCCGCCTTTAGCGCGCCGCTCACCACTTCCGGTCGGCAGGCTGCGACCGCCATTACCTCTGACAATTCCTCCAATCCGACAGCCTTCGACGGTTTACTGACAGTCGGCTTCGACCCGACGCCTGGCCCTACAGGAACTCCCAGCTCCTTTGTGCAGGCGTTGCCGTCTGGCGTCGCGGGCACCGGCACGTTCCTAACGCCTTCGGGCCGCGGATCGATTCTCGAGATCGACAATATGCTGCTGCAGATGTGGAACAGCTATCGGCTTTCGCCGACTGTGATCTATGTCAACGCCCAGGAACAGAAGAATATCACGAGCAAGTGCCTTAACCCTTCCTCCGGGCCACTCGTTCGCTACAACGTCGACGCTTCTCAATCCGCGCCTTACGAAATGACCGCCTCTGGGGTCGTGCGGTGGTATTATAATCCGTTCACTGGCGTTGAGATTCCACTCATTGTTCACCCGGACCTGCCGCCAGGAACAATCCTCGCATACTGCGAGCGGTTGCCGGCCTGGTATCAATCGAACGAGACGCCGAATGTCGCCGAGGTCCTGACGCGTCGTGACTATTATCGCGTCGATTGGCCGGTCCGCACTCGTCGCCGCGAGTTTGGCGTCTACACCGAAGAGGTCCTGGCCGTTTACGCCCCGTTCGGTATCGGGATCATCACCAACATCGGCAACGGCTGACGCTCGGCCGCACTAAGCGCCTCGAGGTCGGGGCGCAAAGCGTGCAGTCGTTTCGTCTTTGGATCGTCTTTGCGAGCGTTGCATGTCGCCATTTGATCTCACGAATCTTTCGGCGTTAAAGGCCTGGCTCGGACTGCCCTCCGCGCCCGGCCCGAACGATGCGACGCTTGCTGCGCTTGTCACGGCCGCGAGCCGCTCCGTCTACGCGGCGCTGAGTCGCCCAAGCCTGCTGCCGCGCTCCTTTGCTGAAACGATAGATCTCGAGACGCGTCGTATCACGCTGAGGCACTGGCCCGTGCTGCAGGTTGCCTCGGTGACATGGCGAGGGATTGACGTTCCGCCCGACGAGAACGCCGATCCGGGGGCGTCGGTCGGCTACATCCTGGAGCCCGGTGACGACGTTCCACCGGGTCGGCCGCAAGGGCTTGATTTATTCGGCCATCACTACCTGCCTGGACGGCAGAGTCTCGTTGTATCCTACAGCGCCGGATACGCGGTCCGAAACGAGGCGCAAACCGTTCCCGCCGCCGCTCCTCTCCAGCTCACGGCGTTTTCGCCTTACGGGCCTTGGGGTTCGGATCTCGGCGTGACTTACACTGCGACCGGCGCGTCGCTGACGCTGGTTTCCGCGTCACCGGCTGCCGGTCAATATGCGGTCAGCGGCGGGACCTATGCGTTCTCGGCGGTGGACGCCGGGCAATCGGTTTCGATCTCTTACGGCTATGTGCCGCAGGATATCGCGCAAGCGACCCTGGAATTGGCGGCTCAGCGCTTTCGCGCGGCCGAGCGCATTGGGCTCAAGTCGAAGTCGATCGGCGGTCAGGAAACGATCGCCTACGACATGAGCGCCATGTCGGCGCCGATCCAGGCGATGCTGCAACCCTATACGCGGGTCACCCTCTGATGTTTGCACTCGAACTCCACGGCATCGAGGAAACAAGCGCACAGATCGAGGGCTATCCTGCCGCATTGCAAGCGGCGCTCAGCGCCAAGGCGACCGAACTCGCGGCAGCGCTCGCCGACCTGGTCAAGAACGACAAACTGTCCGGCGCCGTCTTGAACACGCGCTCCGGCGCGCTTAGCGAGTCGATCATGACCAGCGTCACTGCCGACGCGGACAGCGTTCTCGCCTCGGTCGGCTCCGAAGGCGACGTAAAATATGCGGCGATCCAGGAATACGGCGGCAAGACAAGCGCGCACGAGATCCTGCCCGCGAAGGCCGACGTGGTCGCCTTCCTCATTGGCGGTACTCAGCATTTTGCGCGCAGAGTCGAGCATCCCGGCTCGCTGATCCCCGAGCGATCGTATTTGCGCTCGGCGCTCGAGGACATGAAAGACGAAATCCTGGCGGCGCTCGCCGGCGCCGCAGACCAGGCATGGGAGAGAGCATGACCCGCGAAGCGGCCTTCTCCGCGCTGTTCGCCGCCGTCTCCACGGCCTATCCGTGGGGCCTCGCGTCGCGGCGGATGAAGCTATGGAGCGAAGTGCCCGCCGCGCTGCGCCCGGCGTTCTTCCAGCTCGAATCGGGGCCGGAAACCTATCAATGGGCCTCGCCCGCGACGCCAAGGCGGACGCTGGAGGCCAAGCTCTTCCTCTATTTTGACGCACGCGACCCAACGACGCCGGGGGCGACCACGATCAATAACGCTCTCGACGCGATCGACGCGGCGCTTGCGCCTGCGAGCTCCAACGTCGGCCTCGGCCGTCAGACCCTCGGCGGCGCGGTGTACGATTGCAAGATCACAGGTGTGCCGGTGCGGGACACAGGCGACCTCGACGGCGACGGCCTGGCGGTGGTCGCGGTGCGACTGGTAGGGCCGTGAAGCCCCGGCGTCCCTCGTCTCGCTGAACAGCTTAACGGGAACGCATTGCGCCTTCTGTGGCGGCGACTCGGTCCTCACATCAAATCCTCCAACGGAGTTCACCCTGATGTTCGTATTCGGCTCGGGCGTGCTGATCGGCACGCAACTGAACGTCGCCAATCCGACCCCGATCAACTTCGGGCTGGTCCAGAAGGTTAGCGTCGACACGTCGGTTAGCGTCAAGGAACTCTACGGCCAATATGCGTTCCCGGTCGCCGTTGGATCCGGCACGCGCAAGGTCACGTGCAAGGCGACCTTGGCGCGCTTCAGCGGGCAAGCCCTCGGTCGCCTGTTCTACAATCAGACGCCCACTCCTGGCACGATGATATCCCAGTTTGCTGAGGCGCATAGCGTTCCGGCCGCCAGCCCATACACGGTCACGGTCACGAACTCGACGCACTTCGCGGCCGACCAGGGGGTTGTTTACGCGGCAAGCGGCCTGCCACTGCTCAACGTCGCGACGTTGACCTCGACAGGGCAGTACACGTTCAATGCTTCGACCGGTGTCTACACCTTTTACTTGGGAGATGCGGGCGCCAGCGTCCTGATCTCCTACACCTATACACAAACCGGGACGACTACCCAGAACCTGGCGATCGGAAACCCGCTCGTCGGACCGACGTCAACCTTCTCGGCGCTGCTATTCGCGACGGACCCGACGACGAACGCGCAGTTCTCGGTGACGCTCAACCAGTGCGTGGCCAGCAAGTTCTCTTTCGACACCAGTATCGAGGACTTCTCCAAGCCGGACTTCGAGTTCCAGGCGTTCGCAAACGCCGCCGGTCAGGTCATGACCTTCAACTTCGGAGACGCCGCGTGAGCGAGGAGCCGTTCGTCATTTCGCTCGGCGGAAAAACTTGGTCGGTTCCGCATCTCCCGTTCCGCGCGATCAAGGCGATCCAACCCGCGCTGTTCGATGTCTATCTCGCAGCCGGCGGCTCGTCGATGTCAGCCGAATCCGTCGCACGCCTCAGCGAGGCCCAGCTCGATCGCCTTGCCGAAGCGACCTGGCGGGCGATCGCTTTCGTCGAGCCTGAGCTTTCTCTGGTGAACTTTCTCGACCTTCCGTTCTCGGTTGGTGAGCTGATCCAGGCCTTTCCGTCAGTGGCCAGAGCGGCTGGGCTTCGCCCTGGCAGAATTGAGGATCAAACCTCGCCTGCTTACGCGACGCAGGAGGCGTCGCAAAATCCGGGAAAGTCGATTTCGACGCCCTGATTGCCCAGGTCGTCTCCAATACCGGCTGGAGCTGGGACGAAGCGCTCGACCAACTGACTATGCCGCGCTTTCTCGCGCTGCGAGCCGAGTGGCGTCGCAATCCGCCCGTTCACTGGCTCGTCGCCGCTGTGCTTAAGTATCGTGAGCCAAACAACGACGCCTCGCCGCGCCAGCCGACAATTGCGGGGCTAAAGGCAGCCTTTCCGAACGGCGCGCTCTAAACGAACACATGTGAGATCAAGGATCAGCGATGGCCGACGCAAACGTCTCCGTCAGCTTCAGCGCTTCGACTAACGATTTCGTCTCCCAGGTTGGCGAGGCGAAGGACGCCTTGCAGACCTTTTCGGCGCCATTCGGGGAGATCAACCGTCAACTAGCTTCGCTCGGAACCGCGACGACCCAGGCCTTTAGCGCCGATCGTCTGGCGCCCTATCGCGACGCGCTCTCCGCGACCCAATCGCTTCAGCAGTCGTTCGCCGCCGATAGCGCTCGCGCCGCAGCGGCGTTGCGCCAGGGCGACGACGCGGCCTATGCCGACGCTGCAAGGGCCGCGCAACTCGCAACCTCGGAAGAAGTGAGGATCCTGGCGGACGCCACAAAGCAGAAACTCGCCCTCTATGCCGAGGAGGCGCGCTCTTTCCAAATCACCCAGCAACAAAAGCTATCACTTTCGCAGCAGGCCCTCGACGCGGAATACGCCGCCGAGCTCGCCGCGCTGCAAAGGGAAAGCGCTCTCGGCGAGCAATCGCTTGCCGCAAAACAGCGCGTCGACGACATGATCATCGAAGCGACGCGCCGCCGCGACGATCAGATGTCGGCATTAACCCGCTCGGCCCTGCAGGAGCAGGAGGGCGAATATCAGACGTTCGGCAATTCTATCGCGCAGGCGTTCAATTCCCAATTACGCGGGCTCGTGACTGGGACGACCACCTGGCACACGGCATTTAAGAACGTGCTGGATGATTTGCTGATCAAGTTTATCGAGTGGTGCGAAACGACCGTCGAGCATTACGTCTTGGCGGAGGCGATGAAGACAGCTGCGACTACGTCGGGCGTCGCCGCGCGCACAGGCGCAGAAGAGGGTGGCGCCGCAGCCTCGATGGGCGCGCAAGGCGCGGCGATGGTTAGATCGATCCTCTCCTCAGGCGCGGAAACATTCGCCGGCGTGTTCGGCTTTCTGGCGCCACTCATGGGGCCGCTCGCGGCCGGTCCGGCCGCGGCGGCCCAGGCGACGGTCGCGGGCATGGCGGGGACAGTTGTGTCCGCTGATATCGGGATGTGGCAGGTGCCGAGAGACCAGCTGACACTCATTCACCAGAATGAATTGGTAATGCCGGCCGGGCCTGCCGGAGCGCTACGCGACATGCTGACGAACGCTCCAAACGGCGGTGGCGCAGGGGGCGGAGGATCAGTCGCCATCCACCCGACCACACATTTCCACGTCAATGCGATCGACGGCCCATCGGTTGCGTCCTGGATGCGCCAGAACGGACCCGGGATGGCGAAGGCGCTCGACCAAGCGGTTCGCCATGGCGCTGCGCTTGGTTTGAAACGGCTCAATGGACGCTGATGGCATCTCCGACTGTCACCGGCGTCCATTTGCTGCCCTCGACGGGCGAGTTCGCCTACGACACGATCTCGGCGGTCGGGTTTCAACGCGGATCGAGCGGACTTAACAACGCGACGATTCTCAACTTCTTTAGCAGTTCGCCGGGCGCGCCCACCGACTATACGAATGCGATCACGCAGTTCCAGGCTGACTATCCCGAATGCAAAACGGTCAGCCTTGTCATTGCGTGGTTCTTCGATTCGCTAGACGCGTCGACCTGCCACGTCTATCCGTCGACGAACTTCATCCTTGGTCAGTTCGAGCAGTGGAACGGGGCGACCTTCGCGCCGGTCAACTGGAATGTGTCCGGCCTAACCGAGCAGGATTTCCCAGGGCTAATCCCGCTCCCCTCGCTGCCCGGATCAACCAATTTCGTATACGGCGGCACGCCAAGCGATCCAAGCGTCGTCCGCTGCATCCGCGACCTCAAGAGCCGCGGTTTCAACGTTGTCTTCTATCCGTTTTTGCTCGGCACAGCCGCCGGGTTCCCGTGGCGCGGCCGCATCACTTCGCCCGGCGATCTTAGCCAAACGGCGACGAATGATGTTGCGTCCTTCATGGGCAACGCGGCGGTCGACGATTTCACCCGGGACTCGATCAATCTGACGGTCAACTATATCGGCGCGGCGGGTCTGTTCGATTGGACGTTCCGCCGCATGATCCTGCACTATGCGAATCTGTGCGCACTCGCTGGCGGAGTGAATCTATTTGTCATCGGCTCGGAGCTTCGCGGCCTTGAGATCCTGCGCGGTCCGACCTGGACGAAGCCGGGTGCTGTCGATGGTTCGGGCAACGCGATCTGGGACTACCCGATGGTCGCGGCTCTGAATCAGCTCGCCGACGATGTCAGGACGACATTCGACAATGCCGGGTTCACCAAAAACTCGACGACGTCAGAGAATCTAATCACCTATTCGGCCGACTGGTCGAGCTGGATGGGGTGGCAGCATGCAGGAGCGAATGGGCAGTGGCCGCATCTCGATCACCTGTGGGCCAATGCAAACATCGATTTCGTTAGCTTCGACAACTACATGCCGCTGACGGACTGGACGACTGGCTTTGGCGGTTTGGACGCGACGAATTGGAAAGAGCCGAAGTTCAATGGGGTCTGGCCGCCTGGACCGGCGCAATTGAACGGCTTGGGTTTGAGCGGGCCGCCAACGATCTACTCGACGCTATACCTCAAAGGCAACATTGAGGGCGGACAGTATTTTGATTGGTTCTACAACTATGGCAATAATCTTGGCCGCGGCCTCGACCCAGGCGGCACAGACCTGCAAGTCTCGCTGCCGGAAGGGGATCGTTTGGCGCAAGCCCGTAATCCGTACTTTCCGCAGCAAGAAATTCTCGCCAACAAGCAATTGCGGTGGTGGTGGAATAACAGTCACCAAGCCGTTTATGACAACGGCAACGGTCAAGGTTTCGCTCCGCATGGGCCGAAAACCGAATGGGACCCGAACGCCAAGTCGATTATCACGCTGGAATACGGATTCGCCGCCTGCGACAAGTCGACAAACCAGCCCAATGTCTTCTTTGATCCAAAATCGACAGAGAGCTTCACTGCCTACTGGTCGATTTGGGATCCTGCCAACGAACTCGGTTACCTGCCGCGGCGTGACGACACGATTCAAGCCTTAGCGCTTGAGGCGGTCTACGAATATTGGAACGTTGACGGCAACAACGAGACCGTCGGCGGGCTGCCAATGCTCAACTGGAATTTTTGCTGCGTCTGGAATACGGACGCGCGACCGTTTCCGACGTTCCCCATCCTAAACAGCGCCTGGGGCGACACCGGAAACTGGGCTCAAGGCCTTTGGATTGGGACGAACCGCAGTGTCCTACCGCCACCCGCGCCGAGCCCATCGCCGACCGTTCCGGAATTCCCAACGCTTGCGCTCGGACCGACACTCTCATGGTCTGTGCACATCAAGCCGAAATTCAAAACGGCGATCGGCCAGCACGTCGGGGGGCGGGAAACGCGGACTCAGCAGTTTGCGAACCCCTATTTCGATGTCGATCTGACCTATGACCTACTGCGTGCGGATGCCGCCCATTTCGAATTGCAAGCGATCGCCGGCTTCTTCGAACAGGCAAGCGGAGAGGCCGCGTCGTTCTGGGTCGCGCCGCCCGGTCTATCCGCGGTCACTGGCCAAGCGATCGGAGTGGGCGATGGCTCGGAGACGGTCTTCCCGCTGGTCGCGTCGATTGGTCCCTACACCGGCCCAGTCTATGGGACATCGAGCGTTGCCGCGGTCTATCTAAACGGTGTCGCGCAGCCGAACGGATGGTCCGTATCAAGCGGATATCAACCCGAGATCACGTTCACGTCGGCGCCAAGCGCTGGCGTTGGTATCGCGGCCGACTTTGGGGTTCTTTGGCTCTGCCGGTTCGCGGAAGACGTGCAAGACTTCGAGGAGTTTATGACAATGCTCTGGGCGCTCCGGACAGTTCGGCTTGTGACTGTCAGGCCGTGACATGGCCACACCGCCGTCGTTCCCAACGCTGGCCGGCCTCGGCTGGAGCGTCCACAAAAAGCCAGTGTTTTCGACGCTGGTCGCTAGCCACGTTTCGGGTCGAGAAGTTCGCGACTCTCTCTATCAAAACCCGATCTGGCGGTTTGAGCTCACCTTCGACGCCCTGTCGTCATCGCCAACTTCCTATCCCGGAGCCGGCGCCAATTCCCTGCAGGCGCTCATGGGATTCTTCCTCCAAATGCGAGGGCAGTTCGGAACCTTCCTCTACGCCGATCCAACTGACAGCGCGGCGACCAACATTACCTTCGCCACGGGTGATGGAACGACTACGGTCTTCACCTTCAGCCGCTTTATGGGCGCGTTCCTCGAGCCGGTTGGCTGGGTGACGAGCGTCTCGAACGTCCTTTTGAACAATGTCAACCAGCCGTCCGGCTGGTCGTCGTCCCCGCCTAACTCCCTCGTGTTTGCAGCCGCGCCTGGCTCCGGCGTGTCGATTGCCGCAACTTTTACCTATGCCTTCGAATGTCGGTTCGACTCCGACGACCAGGATTTCGAGGAATTCATGTCGAACCTATGGCAGGTCGACAGCATCAAATTCAAATCGGTAAGGACGTTGTAACGTTTGGGCCAGTCCGCGGACGCTTGCGCAAAGCATCCGCCGAAGTCGACCTGCATTTCGCGGAGGTTTCGCCCTACCGGTGCTCCAGCGCTAACTCACGCGCGAAATCTGCAGAGTCGACGCAGTCGTCAGCAGACGGATTACCCCGTTCAATGGACAGCTCGCGTAGCATCAGACGAAGGCCCCCGATGATCGCCCGACGCCCGTGGTCTTCTGGCCAGCGCCGCCGCGAAGAACTCATAACCGGTTTCTGGACGCCTTTCTGATCATGAAACAGACCGCCACCACCGTCACCAGCCTCATCAACGCCGCGCGTGCGGCCCCGGACGCGCCAATCGCTTTCGCCGAGTGCTTCACCTTCATCACCACTACCGGCACGCAATACACTTGGACAAACGTCGACTATGATGTGAGTTTCAACGGATCCGAATTCGTCGCTAACGGCCCACTCGTCGCCGGCCTCAAGTACAAGGGATCGGTAGGCCTCGAGGTCGACAAGCAGCAGATTACTATTGCCGCGCGGCCGACGGATGTCGTCAACGGCGCGCCATTTATCATCGCCTTGCGTGACGGTGCATTTGACGGCGCCCCCGTCTTTCGCGACCGCGTCTTCCTTTCCGCGCCTGCCGGGACTGTCGTCGGCGGCGTACGTATGTTCCAGGGACGAATTTCGACGGTTGATAGCGTGGGGCGCACTCAAGCCACGGTGACGGTCGCGAGCGATCTCGTGATCCTTGACTACGACATGCCGAAGAATCTCTTTTCGCCCACCTGCTTGCATGTGCTCTATGATGCGGGCTGCGGCATCATTCGGGGAACCTTTTCGCTCGACGCAACGGTCGGCGCCGGCTCCAACTCGAACACAATCAACTTCTCTGGCGCGCGGGCTGGCGATGCGCAGGGCTCGCTCGTCTTCACTTCGGGCGCCAACGCCAACGTCCGCGCGACGGTCAGAAGCGTGAACGTCGGGACATCATACTCCCTGATGTATCCCCTCCCATTTGCGCCGACTGAAGGTGATGCATTCAACGTGGCGTTCGGCTGCGATCACACACAGGCGACGTGCCAGGGCAAGTTCAACAATCTCATCAACTTCCGTGGTTTCCCCTACGTGCCCCCACCGCAAGTGGCGTACTAGACCCCGATCAGCAATGAAATCAGAACGCATTTTCGAGGGCCGGCCGGTTTCGTCGCCTATTGCTAATAAGCCGGTGACGCAACAGACGATTTTCGATCGCGTCGTGCGCCACTACCGCAAGCAGCGCCGCCGTTGTCCGGTAGAAGGTGAATGCCTCTATCGCTTGGGCGATGACAAATGCTTCATCGGTCCGCTGATAGGCGACGAGCATTACGATCCTACCATGGAAGGTCATCCCATCCGCGAGCTCATGAAGATCTTCGCGACGCCAGTATGGTTCCGAATCCACGTCGACTTCATCGAAGAGCTGCAGCGAATCCACGACAACGAGACGAATTGGGGCGACGGCATCATGGATATGGTGCTCGAAATGTTCGCTGAAGAACGCGGTTTGGAGATGCCGGCGTGAGCTTGGATTGGCTACTGAATCAGCCGCTCATTGTCGACAGAGCAGCGGCAGCTGGCGAACAGAGGCGATTGGTTGTCGCTGAAGCGAGGACATGGATCGGAACACCCTACCATCACGCGGCGGACGTCAAAGGACACGGTGTCGACTGCGCCATGCTCCTCGTCAGGACCTATTGCGACCTCGGACTAGTCGAACGGTTCGATCCACGACCCTATACACGCGACTGGTTCCTGCATCGGAGCGAGGAACGCTACCTCGACTTCCTGCTTGGGAAAGCTAAAGAGGTCAGGGGTCCAGATCTTGGCGGAGTTATCGTATTCAAAATCGGCAGGTGCTTCGCCCACGCCGGCATCATTTGCAGGCTCGCGCCTCTCTCTATCATCCACGCTTTCGCGAATGCGGGTCGGGTCATCGAAGACATCGTCCCGGCGTCAGCCGAGCTATCTTCCAGGCCGAAGAAGTTCGCTAGCTTCTGGGGCTGATCGATGGGTTTCCTTCGTCGCAACGACAACGCAAAGCCTGACTTCACGTCGCTTCAGATCCAGACCTCGACCTCGACGCTCCCGATTCCAATTGTCTGGGGGCAAAACAAAATATCTCCGAATGTTTTGTGGTTCGCCAACTTTAAGGCGGTTCCTGGCTCAAGCGGCAAGGGCATTGGCGGCAAGGGCGGCCTGTTGGGGGGAGGTGCGGCGTCGAATAGCTACACGTACAGCGCAGATCTCATCATGGGGCTGTGTGAAGGGCCTATCTCAGGTGTCGGCCTTATCTGGAAGGACCTTTCGATCTACGTATCTCTTGAGCTCGGGATCGGCATTGTCAACGGAACAACGCCGCAACCAATCTGGCCGTATCTTGAAGCAAACTATCCTTGGAACGCCTTGGCCTATCAAGGCACAGCGATCGCCTGGGCGGCCGGCTACAACCTTGGCGACGCGGCCGCTCTAGGCAACCACAATTTCGAGATCATCGGCGTCTTCGCCGGCACTGGAGTCAACGGCGTCGACGCTGATCCGGCGCTAGTCATCAACGACTTCTTGACCAACGCGCAATACGGCTGTGGTTTCGATCCAGCAAGCATTGACGGCACGACGCTGTTCGGGTCTGGCGGAGATGCATCAGTTCAGACCTATTGCCGCGCGATGGGATACGCGTTCTCCCCGGCGTTGATTTCACAGGAGCAAGCTTCCAGCATTCTCACTCGTTGGCTGCAGATCTTTTCGATTGCGGCGGTATGGAGCGGGGGTCTGCTCAAATTCATTCCCTACGGCGACACGGCCATCTCGCAAGGGAGTCAGCGGACTGTCTCGCAGCAGTTCTCGATCCCAACACCAGTGCCTCTTAGTTCCGGTACGCCTGTTCCTGCCGTCATCACAGTTGCGCCGGCGTCAGAGTTCGTTTCCGATGGTGGCGTAGTCTATGCCTTTTCAAATTTTCCCCTTGCATTCATAGGATCAAATATCCCGACGTCCGCGGGCGAATATGGGATGGAGGCCGGAACCTACATCTTCAATCCAGCCGACGAAGGCAAGCCGATCATTATAACTTATACGGTGACGGCGGCCGCCAGCTACACGCCGAACTTAACTCCAGCCTACGATCTGACGGACGCTGACTTCATCGACGAGAAAGGAAATAAGGATCCGGTTCAAGTTGAACGAGTCGACGTTTTCTCGCTGCCGACCATTCAACGCGTCGAGGTGATAGCCAGAGACAACCAATACTCTGCGGTCCCAGTCGAGGCGCGAGATCAGAGCCAAATCGAGATCTTCGGGCCTAGAGTTGGTTCGATCATTCAGGCGCACGAGATCTGCGACGAGTACGTCATGGGGCCAGCGATCGCACAGACGATTCTCCAGCGCGCGCTCTACGTTCGAACTAAGTTCATGTTCAAGCTGTCATGGGAATACTGCCTTCTCGATCCCATGGATATCGTGACAATAACCGATGCGAATTTGGGTCTGTCGGATTATCCGGTGCGCATTATCGAGATCGAAGAGGACGAGAACGGTCTCCTTGCTCTCACCTGCGAGGAGCTCGTTTCCGGTATATCGAACCCGGCATTTAATCCGAGCGCTGGAACCGGCAATTTTCAGCCGAACCAAGGCGTTCCTGCTGTTCCGGTCAATAACCCAGTCATCATCGAACCACCGACCAGTCTTACAGGGGGCGTGGCGCAGATCTGGATCGGCGCATCCGGTATCGAGGTCGCCAATTCGTCGCAATGGGGCGGCGCTGTCGTTTACGTCTCTGTAGACGACGTCACGTATTCCCAGATCGCGATCCTAACGGCGCCGGTGCGTCAGGGTTTCTTAACCGCGGCGTTGCCTGCAGCGGCAGGTTGGGATGCCGTCAACACCCTGGCGGTAGATTTGACCGAGAGTGGCGGCACGTTGACAGGCACGAGCCAGAGCGCTGCTCAAGCGGGTGCCACGCTGTCGATCGTCGATCAAGAGTTCGTCGCTTACGAGGT